GCATTCAACAGTTCATTTGCTGGTGGTGACTCAAAAGAGTTATGTGCTACTGATCACCCAACAATAGCTGGAACTTTCTCAAATGAGTTAGCGACATCTGCAGATCTTAACGAGACTTCATTAGAACAATCGTTAATCGACATTGCAGCGTTAACAGATGAGAGAGGTCTTAAAATTGCAGCAAGAGGAGTAAAAATGATTATTCCATCTGAGCTACAATTTACTGCTGAAAGATTGATGAAATCTGCAGGTAGAGTTGGAACAGCTGACAATGATGTTAACGCAGTAGTATCAATGGGGATGGTTCCTCAAGGTTACGTAGTGAACAACTACTTAACTGATACTGATGCATTCTTCATCAAGACAGATGTACCTAACGGATTAAAAATGTTCGTTAGATCTCCAATTAAGACAGCTATGGAAGGTGACTTCGATACTGGTAACGTTAGATACAAAGCTAGAGAGAGATATTCTTTCGGATTCTCAGACCCTAGAGGTATCTTCGGTTCACCTGGTGCGTAATCACTAGATTAACTGAATAATTAAGGGCGGCTCTTGTAGCCGCCCTTTTTTTATGGTAGAAAGATAAAACCCAATGAAAACTTTCCTAATACAAATCAGAGCATACGGCTATCATGCGCGTTTTGAGATGAAATCTCAAGATGAGGATAAAGCCTTTGAAGATGCACTAGTTGACAAACTAGGACAAAAAGATATAGTATGGGAAAAAGATGGATTTACAAGTAAATCCAAATTGTGGTTAACCTATGAGGAGGTTATAAATGACAAACGTTCAGAGCCTTTACACGGAAAAAAGGAGTCTAGAACTGAAGTGGTCGCAGCACTATAATCAAGAGAAAAGATATACTCTTGATATGGTAAGGATTGATGACAAGATTAGACAAGTTATCAGTCATATCAAATTAGCTGAAGCACAAGTTGCTCATCAGACTAATAAGATAGAAGACGCTGCCCCCAACGTTTCTGTAGCTACGTAACATAAAAAACGCTACATCGCTGAAATCGCACTTTCTATTAAGGCTCTCTTGCACTTCTCACAAAACTAAGCTATAAAATACACACTATACATTTAATTAGAACATAGACGCGTATAGTCGACGGCCTAGAGACTATGTTCGGAAAACTAGGAGGATATAAACATGGCACAAACACTATTTAGAGGACCAGTTCTGCAAGGTAAATTCAACGAAGCAGGTTTAACTGGATTCAATCTAGAAAACAAACAAGCTAACTACACAGTAGCAAATGGAGATTCTGGTAAATGTTTTACATCATCAACTGATGGCGTAGTATTTACTTTACCTGCAATTTCTATCGGAAGAGTATTTACTTTTGTAAATACAGGAACTGATGGAACTAATACATTAACTATTAGTCCTAATGCTAGTGATGGTATTTTGTATGCTGGATCTTTAACAGACGACAAAGATCTTATTAATACAAAAGCAACATCAAAAGTTGGTGACTTTGTAGTATGTGCATCTTTGAACTCAACAGCGCATTGGACGATTGTTGATGTACAAGGTGTATTTGCTAAGGAAGCATAATAAATAATTTGTGTGGGGCTTCGGCCCCATACTTAAAATTAATTAGGAGATAAATATGGCATCATCGGATCAACGATTTACAAGGATAACAGCTACTGGCCAAGTTCAAACTATTGGTGGTGGTTCTACTGCTATTGGACCTGCAAGAATAACTTACATTCAAGCAAAGGGACATGCTAGTGGACAACTTGAATTGAGAGATAGCGCAGACAACTCAGGAGCACTTTTATTTATTGCACACTTTGGAACAGAAGGTTTAGATATTTATGTTCCAGGCAATGGTATTAGATTCTCGACTACAGTTCATGCAACTATATCTGGCACAGGTTCTGTTACACTTGGATATACTGGCTAAGGAGTTTAAATGGCAAATACCACTTCAGGAACTACTACGTTCGACAAAACTTTTGCTATTGATGAGATAATAGAAGAAGCTTACGAACGAATAGGAATGCAAGGCGTATCTGGTAATCAGTTACGTATGGCAAGACGTTCGCTTAATATAATGTTTCAAGAGTGGGGTAATAGAGGACTTCATTATTGGGAAGTAGCTAATAATTCATTTACCTTAGTTGATGGTCAAGCTGTTTATACAATGTTTAGATCAACAGGTGATGGCACTTCTGATGCTACTGCTGTATATGGTGTTGATGATGTATTAGAAGCTGTATATAGAAATGCTTCAAATGTTGATTCACCCTTAACAAAAGTTAACAGATCTACATATCAAGGTCTTTCAAATAAAACTTCTGAAGGAACTCCAACACAATATTTTGTTCAAAGATTTATTGATAAAGTTACAGTCACTTTATATTTAACTCCAGGAAGTTCTCAAGCTGGACACAAAGTTAATTATTACTATGTAAAAAGAATTCAAGATGTAGGAAACTACACAAATGCTACTGATGTACCTTATAGATTTGTACCTTGTATGGCATCAGGATTAGCTTATTATTTATCACAAAAATTCAAACCTGAATTAACTCAAAACATGAAGTTAATGTATGAAGATGAATTACAAAGAGCATTAGCTGAAGATGGTTCTTCTTCTAGTTCATTTATAACACCTAAAACTTATTATCCAGGTACGTAATGACAAATTTTTCAAAAGGTAAATATGCCCAGTTCATATCAGATAGATCAGGGATGGCTTTTCCTTACAAAGAAATGGTTGTTGAATGGAATGGTTCTAGAGTTCACGTTTCAGAATACGAACCTAAACAACCTCAACTACAACCAAAACCTGTAGGAGCTGATCCTCAAGGTTTACCGCAAGCTAGACCTGCAAGAACAGAGTTCCCAACAACGGATTTTTTACCTGATAACCCATTTACAACAGCTGCAAATACAACATTAAAAATTAATTTTCCTGATGGTGATCTTTCTGTAAATGATTTTGTAAGATTTAAAAATGTAAAAGAACCAGTAGGTGGTTTAGCTATAACAACTTTACAACTTTCTACTACATTAAATGGAGCTATAAATGATTCAGTAACTTCTATTGATTTAACTGATGCCTCACAGTTTCCAACAAGTGGTTTTATTATGATTGAAAAAGTAAATTCTTCTTCAGGTTTGTTTGTAAATGAAGTTATTGAATATACAGGTAAATCTACAAATCAATTAACAGGTTGTACTAGAGGGACCAGCGCGCCTTTTAGAGGAGCCTCTCCAACAAAAACAACAGCCACTAGCCACTCGAATGGTGCTAAAGTTTTTGGAGCATTTAAAGTAGTTTCTTTAAATCAAACATCAGTTCCAAGTTCAGGGCAGCCATCGACAACTACAAGATTTGATGGTATAAATATTACACTAACGAATGCAGCTTCTACTAGTGAATCAGGGGGTGGTTTCCAGTGTACAATTGGACCAATAAATGATAGAGCTTAATTATGGCAGGATTTACATACGCAACATTAACAACAGCAATTCAAAATTATACAGAAGTAGATACTAATGTATTAACATCTACTATTACTGATCAGTTTATTGATAATGCTGAAATGAGAATTTTAAGAGATATACCTCTTGACGCATACAAAAAACAATCAACAGGTAATTTAGTTACCGGTCAAAATACAATTAACGTACCAGCAAAAACTTTATTTGTTAAAGGTGTACAAATATACACTTCAACATCTGCTGCTACAGGTGCAAACACTTGGTTAGAAAAGAAAGATGAATCTTTTTTACAAGAATATGAACCTTCTACAGAATCTTCTAAAAGAGGAACACCCAAATACTATGCAATGTTTGGTGGAGCAACAGGTGTAACAGATACGACTTCTGGAAGATTATTTTTAGCCCCTGCTCCTGATTCAACATATGTATTTAAAATTCATTATGAGGCTATTCCAACAGGATTATCTGGATCAAATACTACAACTTATGTAAGCCAATACTTTGGAAATGGGTTATTATATGCATGTTTATGTGAAGCATATGGGTATTTAAAAGGCCCTTTAGATATGTTGACACTATACGAAAAC